CGTTCTACATGAACCGCACCGTCCACAGCGGCCTTGCCATCGCTGCGCTCGACAAGAGCCAGTACGTGCTCAAGGTCAACGAAGGTCTGTCGCAGTTCGGTCAGCCCTACAGCTGGCTCTCGTTCCAAGGCGTGCCCCTGCGCCGCGTGGATGCCATCATCAACACCGAAGCCGTCGTGTCCTAATAGGACCGACAGAAAGGAACTAACACAATGATTCTTGACAACAATCTCGTCGTCTCTGGAACCGTCCCGGCGTCCGGTGTTGCAACCGGACAGGCGGCGCTTCCTGTTTCTGGTACGCCCGTTCTTTCGACCAACACGATTGACCTTTCGGTCGCCCGTGACATTGGCGAAGGCGCGGATCTGTTTATGATCTTCACGTGCGTTGCGGCATACAACACCCTGACCTCGCTAACGTTCGAGATCATTGGCGCAACGAACGACGCTCTTTCGACCGGCGTGACTGTGATCGGTTCTTCTGGACCCGTTCCGCAGCTGAGCCTGACGGCGAACGCGCAGTTCGCTGTGCGTTTCAATCCGCAGCTCCTGTCTACCGGACAGCGGTACATCGGCGCTCGGTACACCACGATCGGAAGCACCCCGACCACTGGCAGCGTGTGCGCTTACGTCGTCATGGACATCCAGGACGGTCGCAAGTTCTACGCCAGCGGCTTCTCGGTGACCTGACATGAAAGTCCGCGCACTCGTGACGTGTTTCATCGACAACGGCCTCCGCAAGGAGGGCGAAGTCTTCGAGTACAACGGTCCTGCCAACGGGAACGTCGAGCCGCTCGACGCGCCCCGCGAACCGGAGCAGCCTGAAGTCGTGCCTGTGGTGCGACCCAAGCGAGGCCGGCCAGCCAAGACCACCGTCACGGCGGACTGATACGACGCATGTGACTCTGGAGGGGCGTCGGCCTAAACACCCGGCGCCCCTCTTTGCTAGGAGGATCGAATGGCAAACGTGGTTGAGATCTGCAATCTGGCACTCGCGCACCTCGGCGACGACGCCTCCATCGCCAGCATCGACCCACCAGAGGGGTCAGCGCAGGCCGAGCACTGTGCCCGGTTCTACCCCATCGCCCGGGACAGCCTGCTCCAGATGCACGCCTGGAACTTCGCGTCTCGCCGCGCACTGCTCGCGCAGGTCTCGATGCCGTACTCCATGTGGAAGTACGCCTATGCCTGCCCCGGCGACATGATGGTTGCCGTCAGCGTGCTGCCGCACGACGCTGAGAACGACTACGCAGCGAAGTTCGTCCCAAGCGACACCCCAGACTTCCTGCACAACTACGCACCGCTGGTCGCTGCCGGGCGCTACGTGCCGCAGCCCTACAGCATCGAGACCGACACGTCCGGCAACAAGGTGCTGTATACCGATCAAGAGAACGCGCTGCTGCGATACCAGGCGCTAGTCACCGACCCCACCAAGTTCGACCCGCTGTTCGTCATGGCGCTGTCGCACCACCTCGCCGCCATGCTTGCCGGCCCGGTCATCAAGGGCGATCAGGGCGCGGCTGAGGGCAAGCGGCAGGCGCAGATGATGATGGCGTACTTGCAGCAAGCCCGCATGTCGGACGCCAACCAGCGCAACATCAAGCCGGAACACATCACGGGCTGGATCGCAGGACGCTGACCAATGCCAAGCACCCGCATCTATAACAGGTCGTTCGCAGGCGGCGAACTGTCGCCGGAGATGTTCGGGCGTATTGATGACATCAAGTTCCAGACTGGAGCCGCCAAGCTGCGGAACTTCATCCCAACCCCGCAGGGGCCGGCAGAGAACCGACCTGGCACCACTTACGTGGCGACGGTCAAGGACAGCACCAAGAGCACGCGACTGCTGCCGTTCACGTACAGCACGACGCAGACGATGGTGCTCGAGTTTGGGCAGGGCTATATCCGATTCCACACGCAGGGCAGCACGTTGCAGGCTGGATCGCCGGCGGCCTACAACGGTGCGACCGCGTACGTGGTGGGTGACTTGGTGTCCTCGGGTGGGGTGAACTACTACTGCATTGCGGCCACGACTGGCAACGCACCGCCGAACGCCACGTACTGGTATCCGCTGCCGTCAAGCGCCTACGAGATCCCGTCGCCCTACCAAGAGGCCGACCTGTTCTCGATCCACTACGTGCAGTCGGGCGACGTCCTGACGCTCGTGCACCCTAATCACGCGCCGCGTGAACTGCGCCGACTCGGCGCGACGACCTGGACCCTGACGGCGATCACGTTCGTTGCCCCTGTCGCAGTGCCTGGCGCCCCAACGGTCACGGCCAGTCGAGGTGACGCGCTCAACATCACGGGCATCACGCAGGCAAACCCAGGTGTTGTGACCACGGTCGGCAATCACGGGTTCGCCATCGGCGACAGCGTGTACATCAACGGCGGCACGATGACGCAGTTGAGTGGGTTTTACCTCGTCAATACGACGCCGGCCACGAACACGTTCTCGGTCAAGGCGTACGACACTGGCATCCCGGTCGATACGACGGCTTACACCGCATGGGCGAGCGGCGGGTTCGTGCAGTTCGGTGACAAGAGCCTCGACTTCGACAACTACTACGTCGTGACGGCCATTGCGCAGAACGCGGTGGACGAGAGCGCGGCAAGCCCGAGCGGCAACGTCATCAACAACCTGAACGCCATTGGCGCCAAGAACACGATCAGCTGGAGCGCAGTCGCGGGGGCGCTCCGGTACAACGTGTACAAGCGTCAGAGCGGTCTGTACGGATACATCGGGCAGACGGCTGCCACGTCGTTTGACGATGACAACATCGCGCCTGACATGGGCATCACTCCGCCCATCGTTGAAACGCCGTTCAACAGCGCAAACAACTACCCGCGCTCGGTGTCATACTTTGAGCAGCGACGCATCTTCGCCGGCACGAACAACGCGCCGCAGACGATCTGGATGACTCGCTCGGGCACGGAAAGCGACCTGTCCTACTCGCTGCCGGTCAAGGACAGCGACCGCATCAACCTGCGCGTGGCTGCCCGCGAGGTCAACACGATCAACCACATTGTCCCGCTGACCCAGTTGCTGCTGTTGACCAGCAGTGCCGAGTGGCGGGTCAGCCCGATCAACTCCGACGCTTTGACGCCGACCACCATCAGCGTGCGACCCCAGTCGTACATCGGCGCCAACGACGTCCAGCCCGAGATCGTGAACAACACGGTCGTGTACTGCGCTGCCCGAGGCGGTCACGTGCGCGAGCTCGGCTACTCGTGGCAGGCTAGCGGCTTCGTGACGGGCGACCTGTCCATCCGGGCAGCCCACCTGTTCGACGACCTGACGCTGGTGGACATGTGCTACAGCAAGAGCCCGCAGCCGATCCTGTGGTTCGTCAGCAGCAACGGCAACCTGTTGAGCCTGACCTACATGCCCGAGCAGCAGATCGGCGCCTGGGCGCAGCACGACACACTGGGCCTGTATGAATCATGCACCGCCGTGGCCGAGGGCAACGAGGACCGCGTGTACGTGGTCGTCAAGCGCACGATCAACGGCAACTCGGTGCGCTACATCGAGCGGATGGCCAGCCGGCAGATTACGACGCTTGAGGCGTGCTTCTTTGTGGACGCGGGCCTGACGTACGACGGCACGAACACCACGGCAACGACTGTAACTGTCTCTGGCGGCACGACTTGGGGTCCGTCAGACGTGCTGACGATCACGTCCAGCACCCCGATCTTCGCGTTCCCGGCAACGACCGACGTCAATGACGCCATCGTCCTGACCGATTCGGCGGGCAACAAGTACCGCCTGCGGATCATCGGTACGAGCAGCACGACGGTGGCGACGGCCCGGGTAGACGTCACGCTGCCCGTCGCCCTGCGCAACACCGCCACGACCGTCTGGGCGTTCGCTAGAGACAGCGTGAGCGGCTTGGGTCATCTGGAGGGGGCAACGGTCAGCATCCTCGCTGACGGGGCCGTACAGCCTCAGGAAACCGTCTCCAGCGGCTCCGTGACGCTAGACCGTGCCGCAGTCCTGATCCACGTCGGCCTGCCCTACGAGAGCGATCTACAGACCCTGCCGGCGGTGATGAGCATCGACGGTTACGGGCAGGGGCGTTATAAGAACGTCAACAAGGCATACTTGCGGGTGTTTAAGTCGAGCGGCATCTTCGTGGGCCCAACGGCTGACCGGCTTGTGGAGGCCAAGCAGCGCACGACTGAGCCATACGGCACCCCGCCTAGCCTGAAGTCCGACGAAATCGACGTTGACTTAAAGCCAGCCTGGCGGGCCGGCGGCCAGGTCTACATCCGGCAAGCCGACCCGCTGCCCCTGACGGTCGTGGGTCTGACCCTTGAAGTTGCGCTAGGAGACTGACGATGACGGCATTCCCACAGACTCAATTCATTGCCGGGTACAGCACCTTTGGTGCGCAAATGGCGCCACCGCAGCCGAGTTCCATCAACTGGTCGGGCGTTGCCGAGGGGCTGCAAATCGGCGGCAACATCGCGTCGATCTTTGGCGCGTTTACTGGGGCCATCGGCTCGTACTACTCGCTGAAGTCACAGCAGAACCAGCTCAAGATGCAGGCGCAGAACGCGGCGTTCTCCGCGCAGATGACGCGCATCAACCGCCGGGCAGCCGAATTCACCGCCACGCAGGTCGGTCAGCAGGGTCAGGCCGCAGCCGGCCAGTACACCATGCGGGCAGGTCAGGCCCGTGCAGGCGCTCGCACCGGGATGGCTGCTCGTGGGGTGGCGCTGGGGCAGGGCTCGGCCAAGGAAGTCGTAGCCAGCATGGATCTGGTCAAGGAGATCGACCGGCTCGCCATCAACGCATCGACCGTACGGGCGCAGGAGGCTGCCCGGTTGCAGGCGTTCAACCTCGGCACGCAGGCCACGATGGCCGAACTGTCGAGCCGGAACCTGTCGAGCGCAGCCGGCACGATCATGCCGGGCTTCGGGGCGGCTACCAGCCTGCTCGGAAGCGCAGTCGATATCGGCGCCAATTGGGCCCGGAACAAGCGCATTGACGAACTGCTGCAAGGCGTAGCCACCGAACGATTCTGAGGTACCCATGCCAACCGTCCCGACCACCTTCGTCCCGCAAGTCAACCCGCCCGGCGGCGGTGACATTGGCCAGTTCCAGGCTCCCGCCGTGGAGCCAATGCGCAACTACACGGGCGAGCAGGTCCAGCAGTTCGGACAGCAGTTGACCCGCGCAGGCATGACGGCGTTCAGCATCGGCGATGCGATGCAGGACCAGATTGACGAGGCCGCTGCCAAGGAAAGCGACGTCGCATTCCTGCAACAGGCCAACGAGATCATGCGTGGCCAGAACGGCTACCTGAACACCGCCGGCAAGGACGCCGAAACGTCATACGTCAGCGTCAACGAGCAGTTGATTCAGGCCGGACAGGCGAGCATGGACCGCCTGAACGAGGGCCAGAAGCGGCTCTATCAGAACGTCCTCGCCCGCAACATGATGACATTCCAGGCGCAGGTGCAGACGCACCGCGACCAGCAGGTCAAGGTATACGCTGGGAACGAGGCCACCGCCCGAGCCAACCAGTACGTCAACCTTGCCATTCAGGACTACAAGGAGCGCGATGCCGTCACTACCGACGGGCTCCCAACCGGCGCATACAACACCAACCTAGGCGTGGCGCTGAACGAGATCCGCACCGTGGGTCGCCTGCGCGGCTACGCCGAGGACAGCGCCCAGATGCGCGAACTAGAGAACGCGGTTTACACGCAGGCTGCGCAGGGCGTCGTGAACCGACTGATGATGGACAGCCAGTATCAGGACGGGCTCGACTACGTGCGCAAGCAGTTGGAGCTCAACCGCATCGATCCTGCCAAGGGTGACGCGATGATTGCATCGCTTGACGCCAACCGCAAGCGTCAGATGGTGGACGAGTTGACTACGAATATCCGCACGACCGGGGTGCTCGACACGCCCGCCGGAACTGGCAACTTCGACCAGATCATTGAGAACGGTCGCATCAACGTTGATGGCAAGGGCGTCAACATCGAGGCGCCTCCGGGCGCTCCCGTCAACGCGCCGGCCAACGGCACCATCACGAGCGTCGATGGCAACACGGTTACGATTGAAACGACCGATGGCACCACGCTGACGCTCAACAATGTCGATGTCTTTGGGATGCTTGCGGAAGGCCAGACAGTCACTCGTGGCGGCCTGCTCGGTATGGTCGGGAAGGACGAAGCTGCTGAGGACGGCCTGTATCGCATCGGATACACAGCCACCCGCAACGGCGAAGCCATCGACCCGCGCAACCTAAACTCGTTGGACAACTCAGACCGCGACGAGGCACGCCGACCGCTGACGCTGCGCGACGCGCTGAACGTGGCCGAGCGCATCCCTGACCCCGAGGTCCGCAAGCAGGTGCAGTCGAACCTGCGCACTCAGTTTGCGCAGGAGGACGCGATTATCAAGGAGGAATACCGTGGCCGCATGGACTCGATTACCGAGTTCTTGGCGGTCCCCGGCAACAACGTCGGACAGATCCCACCTGAATTGTGGGGCACGCTGAAGCCGACCGATCAGGCCAAGTTGCTGAGTGGGCAGAGGGAAACCGACGAACTCGTCGTTATGGAGGAGATCGCCCGTGACCCGAGCGTGTTGAGTGTCGATTACTTGGACAAGAACCGCAATCGCCTGACGCCAGGCACGTACGTCAAGTTGTTGAAGGACACGGCGGACCCGAGCAAGATGGCGCAGGCTTCGGTCGATGCTGACCAGTTGGAATCAACGCTGGTGCGCAATGGGCTGGACACTCTGGCGTTTCCAAGTACTAGGGACAAAGATCAGCTGCGTGCAAGCCTGCTGTTCCGCGACAACGTCAAGCAAGCCATCTCGTACGAGCAGACGCGCCTTGGTAGGTCGCTCAACCGTGATGAGAAGCAGCACGTCATTGACACGTTGTTGCTGGACCGTGCGTTTGAAGAGTACGGCGAAAGCAATGTCATCGCAGCCATGACACCAGAACAGGCATCTGAGGCATACGCCGACATCGTGGCCGATATTCCAACTGAGACGCAGGCACAGATTCGTACGGCATTGCAAGCCAACGGACAAGCTGTCAATCAGGCCAACATGGCGACTATGTACCTTGAGTACCAGCGCCGGCAGAAGGCTAACCCATAATGCAGAACGAAGAAACGCCGACGGAAGTCAACCCGTTCCTTGAAATCGCTTCCAGCATGTATCAGAAGCCTGCGCAGCCCGTCGCGCAGCCTGACAACCCATTCATGGAATTGGCGCCATCTATGCGCGCCTTGTCGCAACCGCCGGCTATTGGATCGTTGTCAGCCGTCATGGGCATCAATCCAGACCAAGCCGCCGAGGCGACGAAACTCGGCAAGCCTCTGGGCATTGGTCAGGATTTGGGTTTGCGCAACATGGAGGAACTGCGTCGGCGTTCGATGATTGCCAGCGTGCAGCGCAGTGGGATGTTGCAGAACAACCCACGATTCGCTGAGTCATTGCTTGACCCTGTGTTCGCAGCGCAGGCGCACGACGATCTTGACTCGTTGAACAAGACGTCGAGTTTGTTTGACACAGTTGCATCATTTCTGGATGCACCGAATTGGTTCTTTGGTTTCAAGCCGCAGGCTGACATTGTTGGTGGCGCCGAGCGCGGAATGATGGTTGTTGAACGCGGTGAATTGGCATCGCGGCAAATGTTTGGTTCGGCAACGCCAGCCGACGTTGCACGCCTTGAGTTTCTTGATAAGCGTCTTGGCGCGATCCCATCGGGTGGCATTGTGAGCATGACAGCAGAAGTCGTCGCCCAACAGTTGGCAACGGCCAGGTCTGTCGGAACTACCGCTCTTGCCGGAGCTGCTGCTGGTGGTGCTGTTCTTGGGCCAAAGGGTGCAGCAGCCGGGTTTGTTTCGTTTGGTGCCGGCGGCCTCATGGCAACCACGACGCAGACTGAGGCAGGAAACCTGTACCGCGATATGGTCAACGAGGGCGTTGATCCAGACACGGCTCAATATGCCGCCCTGACTGGCGGGTTGCTGAACGGCATCATTGAACTGGCCGGCGCCAAGATCGCTGCTGGTCCGTTCAAGACTTTGGCAACAAAGTTCATCAAGGAAAGTGTCGATGCGGCTATTGCCAAGCCAACTACTCGCGCAGCAATGGCGATTGCAGGCAAGGAATACACCAAACAGGTTGGCACAAACACCGCTGAGGAAGTTGGTCAGGAACTCGTGGCAATCGCCAGCGAGGAAATTGCCAAGGCAATGGACGGTATCGACAGCGAAACGTCATTCAAGGATGCAATGACGCGGCTGGTTGACGCTGGCATTGCAGGATTCCAAGGAAGTCTGGTACTTGGCGGTATCGGACCGACCGCAAACTTCGTCGTTGATGTCAAGCGTGCAGACGTCGCTGCCAAGCAGCAGGAGTTCTTCGACGGCCTTGACGCGGCCAAGAAGGACGGCAAGCTCCCCAAGCGCAACCTCGACGCCTACGAGGGCTTTCTCGCCAGTCAGGCCAAGGGTACGACCGCCGACACGGTCTACGTCGAGGCTGAGGCTGCGGCCCAGGTTCTCGCGCAAAGCGGACTGAGCGTTACGGAACTTGAGAAGGTGCTGCCCGGCATCCGCGAGCAGTTGCAGAACGCGCTTGAGAACGGCGGTGACATCACGATTCCGACGGCGGTCTACGGAGCCAAGTTGTCGGGCACGCAGCTTGGTGACGCGCTGCGCCCGCATATGCGCCTGAGCCCGGAGGCTATGAGCGTTGCGCAGGCACAGGAGTTCAGCCGTAAGCGCGATGCGTTGCGTCAGGAAGCCCAGGCGGCTCTAGCCGAGCGGCAGGAAGCAGACGCCGCGTTCGTGGAGTCTGCCCAGAAGGTAGAGACGACCGTGGCCGAGCAATTGCGCCAGACGGGCATGCAGGACATTGAGGTCCGCGCCAACGCCGAGCTGTTCCGCGACCTCGCTGTGACGCAGGCTGCGCGTATGGGCATTACGCCGGAACAGTTCTACGAGCGATACCCATACCGCGTTCGTGGACCCCAGGCGGTGCAGGAAGGCCAGCCGCTTGAGCAGGCCCGCGGAGCGTTATCCATAGAGCAGTTTGAACAAGCAGAGCGACAAATCGGCGATGGAATCCCGGAGGATGTTCAACAGGCCATCAAGCAACGCGACGAGTTTATTCGCGCTGCGAGGCAACGATTTGTTGGCAAACCGAACGGTCGCGTGCGTGCGGCACAGGCCGCTAGTTCGGCTTCGGCGAAGTGGGACAGGGAAAATCCAGAACTTGCACAGCGTATTGATGATGCACGACGACCTGCTGTAGAGCAACGCATGGAGCGCGAACGAAAGGAATCACTCGCGACAGATGAAAAAATCCGCTCGGCATCGGATGGTCGTTTTGCTTTGCAATCTGAATTGGATAGCATGTTGAAACGGGCTGGCTTCGCGTTGGAATACACATCCGATTACGGCTCGCGGTATTACACGCACCCCAGAATTCCCGAGGATCGCGCAGTTCGCGTTTCGGATCATGAGTTGCCGAGTGGCAACCCAAGCGGCTTTGTGTACGCCAATCAGGATCGCTACAACACGCCACGTCAAGAGGTGGTCCAGGAACTCCGCGAATGGCTTGCAGAGCATGGCCTTAGTGTCGATGTTCCAAAGCTTGAGCAAGCCGCCCGCATCGACGCCGACTACATGGCCGCCGTCGAGCGCGGCGACATGGCGACGGCGCAGCGCATGGTGGACGAGGCGGCAAGGGTTCAGGGACAGGAAGCCGTCACCCGCGACGAGCAGGGCAACGTCGTCCCGCTGTCTCGCCGGTTCGACATCACAAGCCCCAAGGTGTTTGAGCAGGCGGCGATGTTTGAGCAGGCTCCCGTTAGTCCAGGCTTCTACTCCGCGCTTGCCAAGGCGGTCGATGCCATCGACGCCAAGAGCATCGCGCCGTCCGGGTGGAAGGAGCGGATCAAGGGGCTCGTCAACAAGGGCGAGGTCAAGCAGGACGAGGTTAACTGGAGCGGCCTGACGGACTGGCTCGACATGCAGGAGGGCAAGGTCACGAAGGAGGCCGTGGCCGAGTTCCTCAAGAACAACGGCGTGCGCGTGAAGCGCGTGCAGCGTAGCGGCAAAACTACAACGAAGTTCGGTCAGTACACGCTCCCCGGCGGCACAAACTACCGCGAGGTGCTAATTACACTGCCGTCTCCAACTTCGCGTTTGGCAGAAGCTCATGCGAGGGCATGGCGCAAGTATGGGCAAGGAAGTCCACAAGAACAAGAAGCACAACGGCGTTTAGACGAAGCGCCAGGGGATAGCGAAGGCTTTCGGTCAAGCCATTGGAAGCAGCCAAACGTCCTTGTGCACTTCCGCCTAAACGACCGCGTCGATGCGGACGGGAAGCGCGTGTTGTTTGTTGAGGAGATCCAAAGCGACTGGGGGCAGGCTGGACGAAAGAAGGGTTTTGCAAGCCCGATGCTTTCAACGTTGCCAGCAGGAACCAAGCTATATGAACCGGGAACCTCTCCATATGACGCGACGATGGCGGTTGTTGAGTTGCCAGTTGGAATTGTCGGACGCAGTTTGTTTTATGGAAACACAATTGATGAGGCAAAGGCAAATGCACTTGCGTTCATAAAACCTGTTGCCGTGCCGCTTGCCCCGTTCGTCGAAACCACGGACGGCTGGCTAGCCCTTGCGCTGAAGCACATCATGCTTGAGGCTACGCAAGGCAACTACGACCGCGTGGCGTTTATCAACGGGAAGCAGAGCGCGGATCGCTATGACTTGAGCAAGCAGGTTTCATTGCTATCGGTCAACAAGCAGGCGGATGGAAGGTATCTGACTTACATTGAAGGCGTTGACGGAAGTCCACTTTTTCGTAATCGTGATGGCTTTAGCGAATCTGGCCAGAAAGTGATGACGGCTGAAGAACTTGCCGACACGGTTGGCAAAGATGTTGCCGACCAGGCGATCAACGGAAAGCCCAATAAGGATGGATGGGTAGATGTTCGCGGAGACGGCCTGAAGGTCGGCGGCAAGGGGATGATTGAGTTCTACGACAAGATCGTCCCGGCGGCGGTCAACAAGTTGCTCAAGAAGTACGGCGGCGGGAAGCTCGGTGCTGTCGTAATACCAGGGGCTCAAACCGAACTTCGAAATGGGGAAATTAGGTTTGGCAATGCAGAAGACGTAGACGAGTTCTTGACGGAAATGAGCATTCGTGGGTTTGAAGACGAGGACTATGGACGTGTTGACGACACTATGTCGGTCAGTTTTGCGCAATTGAATGGAGACGCATTTGATGCGTTTAGCAGAGCAGCCAAGATTTACAACGGCGTTGTAGAGGTCAAGTCTGTTGGTGTGGTTTCGGCGGATGTTCAACAGCAGCCCGGTTTTACCGTCACGCCCGAGATGGTCAAGAAGTTGGAGTCTGGCCTTCCGCTATTCCAAGCGGCCCGCGCCCCGCGTGGCGACTTCGACCCAGCCAAGCTGATGACCACGCTCCGCGAGGGGCGTGACTTCAGCACCTTCGCGCACGAGACGGCGCACTTGTATCTGACCATTCTCGCCGACATCGCCCGCAGCGCCACGGGGCCGCAGCAGTTGAAGGCGGACATGGACGCCCTGTTGCGGTGGTTCGGGATTGAAGGAGCCACGCCGGCGGAACGTCTGGCGAAGTGGTCGAGTCTGACCATTGACCAGCAGCGCCAGTACCACGAGCAGTTCGCGTACTCGTTCGAGATTTACCTGCACGAGGGCAAGGCGCCGAGCGTGGAGATGCAGTCGCTGTTCAACCAGTTCTCCGCTTGGTTGAAGCGCGTGTACAAGTCAATCCGAGACGAATTGAACGCGACGTACAAGGCGCAGTTTGGTCGTGACCTGCCCATGATGAACAGCGAGATCCGGCTCGTCATGGACCGCATGCTGGCGACCGACGAGCAGATTGCCCGCGCCCAGGCCGTGCGTGGAATGAAGGCGATGTTCCAGACGCAGGAACAGAGCGGTATGAACGATGCGGAGTGGGCAGCGTATCAGGCGCTCGAGCAGGACGCGACCGACGCGGCGACGGCGGAACTCACGAAGGCCACGCTCAAGGAGTTGCAGTGGTACAGCAACGCCCAGAGCAAGTACCTGCGCGAGATGCAATCCAAGCACGACCGCGCCCGCAAGGAGATCCGCGAGGAGGTTTCGGCGCAGGTGCAGTTGGAACCCGTGTACCGGGCGATGGAACTGTTGAAGCGCGGGGTTGTGCGGTCAGAGACGGGCGAGACGGCCACCGCGGCTGGGATCTCCAAGCTCGATCTTGCGACCGTCAAGGCGATCATGCCGGCAGATTTCGACCCGGCCAGCCTGAAGTACGGCAAGTACGGCATGGTGCAGGAAGGTGGTCTGCACCCCGACATTGTGGCCGAGGTGTACGGGTTCGGCAGCGGCGTTGAACTCATCAATGCCCTGCTCGCCGCCAAGCCCATCAAGGACGAGATCAACGCCCGCACCGACCAGCGGATGCTAGACGAGAACTCCGACCTGGCGACCCCGGAGGCCCGTCAGGCAGCCGTGGACATGGCGATCCACAACGAGGCTCGTGCGCGGTTCATCGCGGTTGAGCAGCGGTGGCTTGAGAAGCAGCGGCGCCCGGCCAACGACATGTTGCAGGCGGCCCGTCAGGTCGCTCAAGACATCATCGGCGATGTAGTTATCCGGACGCTCAATCCGAGGCGCTATGAGGCCGCTGAAGCCGAGGCTGCGCGGACGGCCACCACGGCCTACCGGGAGCCGCAAGACCCTGTAACGGCGGGACGGGCCGCAGAAACGAAGGCTTACAACGAAGCCATTGCTGCGGGTCAAACTCCATTTGAGGCAACCGTAACGTCTACACAAGCTGGCGTGGAGGCCAGTGTCAAGGCTACGGAGCGTCTTGAGGAGTTCCGCGCCAAGTACGGCGGTCGGGAGCCGGCAGAGGTTGCCCGCCGCGCCAAGCGCCAGCAGCTCGTCCAGAACCAGTTGGCCCGCGAGGCCATGCTGGCGAAGGAGGAGATCGACAAGCAGGTGAAGTATCTGCGCCGGGTGCTGCGTGACACCAACGTCAAGCGCATGGGCGCTGAGGCTGCCGACCAGATTGCGCAGATGCTGGAGCGGTTTGAGGTTGCCCGTGTCAGCATCAAGCGTCTTGATGAACGCAAGGCGCTGTCTGCCTACCTCGCCGCGCAGGAGGAGGCTGGGCTAGTACCTGACATTGCGCCGGAGATTGCCAACGAGGCGCGGCGCATCAACTATCGCGAGATGACCGTCAACCAATTCCGCGACCTGGTGGATGCCGTGCGACAGATTGAACACGTCGCGAAGTACGAGCGCAAGATGCGGCTGGCGCAGGAACTCGCAGATTTCGAGGAAACCCGGGATGGGATCGTTGCCCGCATTCGCGCCGTGGCTGCTGAGCGCGGGTTGCAAATTGACCCCCGTACCCCCCTGACCAACATTGGTCGTACCGCCGCGGCCCTGCGTGGGTTCGCCGCTCAACACCTGAAGGCAGCATCAATCGTCCGGATCCTTGATGGCGGCGAGGACGATGGTCCGCTGTGGAACGCCATCATTCGCACAGCCAACGACGCATCGAACATGGAAACCACCATGCGATCGGTGGCAGCGATGAAGATCGGCGAAATCCTGAAGCCCGTGTTTGCGCTCGGCAACATGGGCGGCAAGGGGATGTTCTTCAGCACCATCCAGCGCAGCCTGAACCGCGAGGCGCGGATTGCCATCGCCATGAACGTCGGCAACGACGGCAACCGCCAGCGCCTGCTGGACGGCGAGGGATGGACGATGGAACAGATCCAACCCATCCTCGAAAGCCTGACCGAGGCAGAATGGTTGGCCGTGCAGGCGGTTTGGGATTTCATTGATGGCTATCGACCGGAGATCGCAGCGAAGGAGCGTCGGCTGTACGGCAAGGAACCGCAGTGGGTGGAACCAGTTCCGTTCACGGTGCGCACGGCTGACGGCAAGAACCTGACCTTGCAGGGCGGCTACTACCCGATCAAGTACGACCCTGTCGCGTCGGATCGGGTGGCAACCATCGATGCAGTAGAGGAAGCCAAGCGCGACCTACAGGGTTCATATACAGCGGCCACGACGCGCCGGTCGTTCACGAAACAACGCGCCACGGAAGTTGTCGGGCGCCCGCTGCTGTACACGCTTGATGCTGCGTTCACCGGGGTGAACGACGTGATTCACGACCTGGCTTGGCATGAGTGGTTGATTTCGACGCAACGCCTGCTTCGCAACGAGAAGTTCGCCAACGCCGTGCGCGAAACTCGTGGGCCAGAATTCCTGAAGCAGCTGCGTGATTGGGCAAAGGACAACGCTACTGGTGGCCGTGGTCAGCAGGCCGCCGGCGAGGCGGTCCTGTCTTGGTTGCGGCAAGGCATCAGCGCATCAGGTCTGGGGTTCAACGTGGTCAGTGCAGCCATGCAGATCACGGGATTCAACCAAAGCATCATTCGGGTTGGTGCCAAGTACATCGGGTGGGGCATTACTGAGTTCGTCAGCGACATCCCAGGTGCTGCCAAGCGCGTTGCTGAGAAGGATCCGTTCATGGCCGAGCGTGGTCGCACTCAGTTCCGGGAGATCAACGAAATCAAGAACCGGGTGCGTGGACAGACCGACATTGGCCGCCGGGTTACATCGGGCACTTATTTCCTGATGATGACCATGCAGCGGGCCGTTGATATTCCGACATGGCTCGGCGCCTACCAGAAGGCGCTGGATGCTGGCAAGGACGATGCAACGGCTGTGGCTCTTGCTGGTCAGGCAGTCCGCGACAGTCAAGGCAGCGGTCTGTTGGCCGACCTGGCGGCGGTAGAACGCGGCGGTCCTGCGATGAAGCTGTTTACCGTGTTCTACTCGTATATGAACACCGTATACAACATGGCTGCCGTACAAACGATGACAGCCCGTGCGCGTGGCAAGTTGGCGGCGGACTATGTCATGTTGTTCGTTGTCCCGGTCGTGCTCGGGTACGCCATCAAGAACGCCATTCAGCCAGAGCCCGACGATGAGGAGTTCGACCCCGAGGCGCTCGCCCGCGACCTAGCCGCTGCGGAGCTGGAGTACATGATGGGCACGATGATCATCGTGCGCGAATTTAGCGGTGCGTCGAAGATCGTCACCGGGGCCGAGGGTGTCCGGATGGGCTATAGCGGCCCTGCCGGCCTGCGGCTCATTGGTGAGGCGTACACGTTCACCAACCAGGCCGCGCAGTTGGAGTTTGACCGTGCGTTCCGCAAATCCGCCATCAATCTGCTGGGCGCCTTGACCGGCATCCCAAGCGCCCAAATCAACCGCACCATCGACGGCATCGACGCGGTGGTGGAGGAAGAGGTGGAGGGCGGCGAGGCCGTGCTTGCCCCACTAACGGGGGTGAAGAGGTGAACCTCGCCAAGCGTCGATATTTGATCGAACCCGAATCGACCTACGATATGATTCGGGGGATGATTACTGGCACCGCCACGCCGGAGAGCAAGCGATGACGATTAGCAGCACGACGCGAATCGCTGGGCCGTTCATTGGTAATGGGACCGCCAGCGCGTTCCCGTTCACGTTCAAAGTCTTTGCTGCCACGGACTTGGACGTCATCAAGCTGACCGTCAGCACGGGCACCGAGAGCACGCTAGTGCTCACGACCGACTACACGGTATCGCTCAACGGTGACCAGAACAGCAACCCGGGCGGCACCGTCACCCTGACCGCCGGCGCACTGGCGTCGGGATTCACGCTGACGATCACGTCGGACATCGCCAACCTCCAGCCCACCGACCTGACGAATCAGGGTGGGTTCTACCCAGAGGTCATCACCGACTCGTTGGACCGAGCCACGATCCAGATCCAGCAGATCGCCGACATCGGCGACCGGACACTGAAGATCCCGATTTCGGACGGCACGCTCAACATGGAGCTGCCGACGAAGACTGAACGCGCCAACTCGTTTCTGTCGTTTGACGCCAACGGTCTTCCGTCGGTCGTGACGGCTGGATCGAGCGGTGCACCGGCCACGATCACGCGGCAGGTGTTCAGCGGCACGGGCGCGCAGACGGTGTTCACGTTGGCAAGCGACCCCGGTGCGATTGGCAACAGCGCCCAGGTCTACATCGGCGGCGTGTACCAGCAGCGGAGCACCTACACGATTGCCGGCACGACGCTGACGTTCTCGGCTGCTCCGGTGGCCGGGACCGACAACATCGAGTTCGTGAACTTCCTGACGAGCAACATCGGCGCGACCAGCGCGGATCTCGTCACCTACACGCCGGCGGGAACTGGCGCGGTCGCCCGCAGCGCGGCGAGCAAGTTCAATGAATGGGTGACACTTGCGGACTTTGCCGGGAACATTACGAGTGCCATTGCTTCATTTGGCGCCAATCCGGCAACGTTCATCATCAACCAAGATGTCACGATTTCAAGCAATTTGACGATTCCATCGACGATCAACGTATGGGTCGAAAATGGCGCGGTCATCACGGTCAATTCCGGCGTGACGCTGACGATCAACGGGCCGTTTCTTGCATATCTCAACACGACTTTTGCTGGTTCCGGCATCATCGTCTTTTCCGCCACGTCCGTGCCGTGCATCATGCCGGAATGGTTCGGAGCTTCTGCGGATAATCTGACAGATTCGACGACAGCCTTCACGAAGGCGATTGCGGCAACGACCAATACCGGACTTGTGTCTGGGACATCAATTCTCCCTCTGCATCTTCAATCCGGTACATACATCGTCGGCAATATTGTGCTTCCACCGGCCTGTCATGTGACGGGTCGTGGTCGATGGTTGACTGCCTTGAAGTGCAAGTCCGGAACGACCGGCGCATGGCTCACGGACAACGGAAACGCCAACAAGATCGTCATCGACGGCATTGGCATGTATGGAAACAACGAGTCCGGGATCACCCACGGCATTCAGTTGGGACGAGGAGCAAATCCACACGGAACCGAGGGCGCAATCCGAAACGTTCATGTGCGCGATCTTCCGAACGCAACGGGTTTCGACGTGCTCGGGAACGTGACTTCTTATTCGCACATCAATGTGTGGTCGTGCAGCACCGGGTTCGTCATCGACGGGCCGCATGTCGTGTGCAACGACCTCGTGGCCTATGCGTGTTCCGTAAAGTCTGCTGCGTTGAATCTTGCAACAGTCAACGGACTTGAAATTGAGGCTCCAGCCACCGGATCGTTGCCGCTTGATCTCGTCGGCAACACGTCAATCGACGGACTGACCATCTCACTTGCGAACAGCACGACGATCTCTCACCTGATTGAACAGAGAGCAGCCTGCACAACGTGGTCAATCCAAGGACTGGAATACATATTCCCAGGAACTCCGTCCGGCATCGTCGTATCGAACGGCAACATCAAGTTGGCGAACGGTACATATGTCGGAGGAAATGCGTCTGGCGCAAGCAACGACGGAGAGGGCAACTACTCATCTAGTACGTTCAGCATCAACGGACAGAATTTGCAGTGTTTCAAGACGCGGATTCAAAACACGGCGGGAACGTTGCAGCACCGCGTCGATGATACATCTGGCAATCTGTATGTTGGACGCGTCGCGAATTCCAGCACGACGCTTCAGAATACTCCTACGGGAGCGGATGCAACTACGGCATTTGCTTTTGGAGGAAAGATAGGGAGTGCGTCTCCGTCCGTATTTACGTTTGATACGCAGCAACAGCCATCGAATTCTCCGCTGTTTACTGCCGCAATTGTATTCAACAATGTTGGAGTCGCGTACACCGTTGTCCCGTTCTTGGAAACCAAGAACATCAACGGAGTGACGCGCACGCGTCTTGCAATTCAGTTGGCCACGCTTGCAGGAGTATCCACGAACTGGTCCGCAGCCTTGAGTACTGGCGGCGCAATCATCGACGTGCAAATTATGTGTTTCCTCGCCTAACAAACTCATCCCATGCCCCAAACCAAACCAACCTCTGAACAGGTGACGTTCCTCGCCGCCGGCTCCGGCGCGACCCAGCGCACTGCGCTCGACAAGCTCCGCGATGTCGTGAGCGTCAAGGACTTCGGTGCGGTCGGCGATGGCGTGGCGGATGACACGGCGGCGATCCAGGCAGCGATCACGGCGGCGGCTGGCAAGATCGTGTATGTGCCAGCAGGAACGTACAAGATCACATCGTCGCTGCAATGGCATCCTCCTGCTGCATCTGGGAACTACGCCAAGTCGCTGCGTCTGCTCGGTGACGGTATTCAGTCAACGATCATCGACAACAGGGCAAATGGCCCTGCCATCAGCGTAAAGAGCGCGGCAGCATCGGGCGACTTTGAGGCGACGCTCGGAGGATTCATTGAGGGCATGACGATCACTCGCGGCACCTCAACGTCCAACGGCGTCGGAATCTTCCTGCAAGGCGCGTTCCAGATGGTCTTGCGGAACCTGTTCATCACAAGCCAGTCGCTTCACGGAATCCAGATCAAGTGCGAGTTTGGAGATGATGACGGCAGCAACATGGTCGAGATCGAGAATGTCCGCGTCCATGCCTGCCCGGGATGGGGCATCACGTCGAAGGCCGACAGCGGTTTCAACGAGATCAGCTATCTGCGGCTCCGGCATGTGTTCGTGGAGAGTTGCGGGACCGCGGAGGCATATAGCGCATCAGGTGCCGTGCCAACCACCGGAGGAATGATTTGGAAGGGCCAGATTCTGACCGTGGAGAGCAGCGCATTCGTGACGAACGAGAACGTCGGCTTGTGCTGTCCGACCGAATCAGGGGCAGCTAATTGCGCTTCACTCGTAGATACCACGTTCGAGAACAACAAATTGCGTCACGCATGGTTCAGGACGCTGCGCGTCCTGCGATGCGAGAACATCCAGATGTACAGCGCGGACTCGCCGTTGAATGCAACGACGGGTTTTCAGATTGGTCCCGGCATCGTTGAGGCGGTGAACATCAACGGTGTGTTCGTACGGGCTACCAGCGGAAACAACCCGTACACCGCGTTCATGCTTGATCCCGGCGGCGGAATCGGTTCCGGGCCAGATCCAAAGAGTTGTCGCGTCATCAACTGTGTGTGGGACAATTTCGATTATGCCGGCCAGACAAGGTTCTCTGGATGGCTGTTCCCGCAGGTAGACATTGACTGCACGCTCGTTGTCTTCAATGCGACAACGGTTCTGCTGCGACCGGAACCTGCCTCTAACCGGATTAGTACGGGCAACGCCATGCCGTTGCGCCGCCGCGTATCGGCATCCGGAACGTCAACGTCAGGAGAATGGATTGCGACTCGCATCCCATCTGCCGGGTTGACCATCAGCAATTCCGGCCTATCAGCTAATACGCGGTATTACTGCTATTTGTACGAGGACTCGCAGAACTCCTACGGTGCGTTGGAGTTGTCTACGACAACTTGGGCGCTTGATTCGGATACCGGATATCCGGTGAAGACCGGAGATGCAACGCGGTTTTACGTCGGCAGCGTCGAGACTGATGGTTCGTCTCAATTCAAGACTACGGCTGGGGGTTGGTTGAATCCGTCCTTCGTCCCGTCATCGCAGGTCGGCGTGTTCTTCAAGATGTGGGTGGATTCAACAGGAGATGTGCGTATCTCAACATCTGCCAATTTCCCAACAAGCGACACCGATGGTACGGTGATCGGAACGCAGACATGACCTCCCCCCACCACGACGAACTGTTCCTCGCCATTGGCCGCCTGGAGGGCAAGGTTGATTCGCTGCTCGCCATGCAGCAGATGGCGCAGGACGAGCTCAAGGACCACGACGCCCGGCTGCGCAGCCTGGAACACGCTCGCGGATATCTCATGGGGGTGTCGGCTGCGATTGGCGCAATCGTCGGCGTGGCCGGCAATTGGCTCGCTAAACTAGTGAACTGAGGACACACCATGCCGACCGACATCGTCATCGCTACCGACAAGCCCAACTACCTCACAACTGGTTTGATTGGCATCGTTTCCGGTGCTAGTTATGACGCAGCAAAACCGACCGCCACGGCTCCGAGCACTACTAGCGCAACTTCATTGTTGCCGTCCAACCTAGGAGACAAGCCGAGCCTGTTGAGGTTGGTTCCATTTTGCAGCGCGTCTGTTGCTCCGACGGCAGCCACGTTTACGACGGCTGGATTGCGCGTCGTTGGGTGGAGTAACTACATCAGCTCTGGTACGGCAATCTACGTGCCGACCATTCTTGCCGATCTATCGCTGACGCTTGGTTCGACCATCGCCAGCCTGTCGATTGGTGGCGAAACGCACTACTTCTTCAATACCGTGTCGGTCGCTGGCGGTGTTCCTGCCGTGAGTCTCTATACCCCAGGCACTATTAGTGCGGCTGCCGACAATGCCAGTCAGATCATCATCGACACGGTCGGTCACCAATACATCACCTTGCAGTTCAAGGGCACCAATGCGAACACGCCCAAGATGGGCGCGTTCCATGCCGTTCTCTGATGCGGCGCGTGTTCAACAGATTCAGTAGGCCGGAATCGCCGGATTTGGAATCCGGCATTTTGACCTTGAGCCAAACGTCATCGATGAATGGCGTATACGGCAGTTCATTGGCTAGCACATTTCTGCGAGATGCTGCCGGCGGCGCAGACAGCGTCGATGTCATCACGATTGGTGACAGCAACACAGGCTACTCGTACCTTGGCGCTGGCGGCGGTGGTGGGGGATGGACACGCGCCTGGCTGCGCAACATGAATGCGTTCGGCATCCAGACGTATTCGTCGCCATTGATTCCAGTCATGGCGAATAGCGGCACGACGCTAACCGTGCAGACGGTGACTGAGGAATCGGGTGTCATTACCACGTTGGCTGGTTATTTCGGCAACGTATTGGCTCCCGCCGGAAACGTGCAACGCGGCAGCACGGCTGGTCCTGCGGATGTGACAAACATGGCCGTACCGGCTACCACGTTCTTGCCGCACGCTCTGACGGGCTTTGACTATTGCTATGTTGCCGCTGCGGCGACTGCGCAAACATTTGCGCAGCTGAATGGAACGTACCCGGGCGGTGCGGCCCCATCGCCAGCATTGCCAACGTGGAATCAACCTGGTACGGCTTTGCGATATCGAGTCACGCACGTGCAATCCAGCACTAGCGGCGGTTCGCTGAATCTGACTGCATATCGCGTGACGAGTGGTTCGTATTTCTCTTTGGCAACCGCAAGCGCCAGCACCTACAACGCATCCGGATATGTCAGGACAGCGTCTGACATGGCGTTCACCATGCCGTCTACCTCGCCAGCATCGGCGATCATCTTCGGCTGGAACTACATTGGGTTTGCTACTGGACCAGCGCACGTCCTTTATGACTGCGTTTACAAGGTGACCAAGGGCTGCGCGGTCAATCAACTGCACTATGGCAGTGGACAATCCAGCGCGACTATTTCAGGGGTGATTACGGGATCGACGGCTAGTAGCCGAACTTTCTTGCGAACGTACTTCAGCGAAATCGTTGCTCGCCAAATCGCTGCTGGCGGATCCGGGCGTGTCATCATCTGGATTAATTCGGGCGTCAACAGTGCTGTTGGCGGATACAGTTTCGTCGGCTACATGGACGCCATGATTGCTACGCTGACGGCTGAGTGGTCTGCTGCCGGGTTTGACTCCAGCAAGCTCGCATTTGTGGTGAGCGCCACACACCCGTTGGATGGATACTCATCTGCAAGTGAGGCGTTGCTAGCAGAGGATCGTCAGTGGTTGAACAGTTGGGCGCCGGCGAATCGGAACGTTACAGCACTCGATTTGCAGCAATGCCTGAGTGGCCCACAATTGACCGCTGCTGGGTATTACACCGGCACTGGTGTTGGCGAAGTGCATCTGACGCAGGACGGTTATAACGCGGTCATGTCGATTGCCATGCAGAAGCTTCTGAGCAAGCCATGAAATTGGGTGTGCTCGTGCTGTTGTTGGCCTCGTGCAGCCCCGTGCAGCGCATTGCAGACCGCAGCAACGAGATCCGGGCCGAGGCCCAGGTCTTGCGCCACCACGGCCAGCAGGCCGACGACGCGGTCGTGGTGCACCATGCCGAGGTCATCGACGGTTTGGCCGCCGACATCCACGGCGAGCTGCCGGGCGTTCAGGACCGGGTGCCGGCATGGCTGTCCACCCTGAAGTGGTGGGGGATCGCGCTGGCCGGCGTGGCGGTGGCGTTCGTCCTGTGGCAGTCTGGGGCGTTTACGGCCATAAGGATCGCCATCGGGTGGCTGCCGAGGCGCCAGGTTGCCACGGCTGAACTGGCTGCTGATATGCTAGACCCGTCCCGCCCGGAGTCCGAGCGGGAGTTTGTGGCGGCGATGCGGGCGCGTGACCCGGTCTTCGATGCCGCCTATCGACGACTCAAGAAAGGCAAACGATGATCCTCGCCTCTGCGTTCTCCGACTTCCTCGGCAACATCTGGTTCGCCGGCCTCGCACTCGTTCTTGGCGTTGGCGCCGGCTGGGTGCTGCGCGGCAAGTACGGCAGCAAGATCTGACACCGACAAATCCCGCCATTTGGTGGGCAGGCCCGGCGCGTACTCAATGCGTGTCGGGCCTGTTGTCTTGAATGGAAAGCCCCCGGCTTCCCGCATCATGCGTTCCACCGGGGGCGAGGATGAGACTGAGACGTTTAATCAGCGTACCCGCAGGCTGGTTCCGCGCTCCATCAGGGAGCAGCCGACGATATCCTCGCCGGCTTCGAGCGCTTGGCGGATCGTGTCGGCGTCAGGCTCTCGCTTGACGCGCACGAACTTGCCGTCCCACAGGTCCATCGCGGTCGGGTCGATGGCGACAGGCTGCTTGCCGCCGTTGCGCTGGACGCTGATCTTGAACCGCTCGGTGTCGATCTTCAGGCGTCCGGTGCCCTCCATTGCGCCCTTGAGGCGTTCCTTGAGGCGTTCGGCCAGTGCCGAGTCGCAGCCGGCCAGTTCCCGCATGCGGCGGGCCTCGGCGGTACGGGCCTCGGCCCGGGCCTCCAGCTCGCGGATGACGAGGACGTAATCCTCGGCCTTCTCGGTGAGGGCGTTGTCGAGCCCCTCGAGGACGGTGGCGAGTTCGGCCTGCACCTCCGGCGATTCCGGTGTGTCGAGCAGGCGGTCCACGATGGTGGCGAGGTCAGTTGAGATGGCGTAAAGGCTCATATGTAATCACCTTTCAGAACGGGAGTTCGGTGGTGGGTGCGGGGACGGTCACGTTGGGCTGGCGCCAGCGCATGATGGTGAGCGTGCCGTTGACACGGGAGAGTTCGAGCGTGCCCTCGCCGGCTTCCTTGGCGAGCGTCACGAACTCGGGAACGTCGGTGGTGATCCAAGCGGTTCCGTGCTCGCCGTCGATCTGGATGGCAACTGGCTTGCCCTTGCGCTCGGCCACGCGAAGGACGACGGCCTTGCCCTCCCAGTTGTCCGGGTACTTGTCGGCGGGCGCGGACGGCCTAGCGGGCTCCTTGACGGCCTCGACGGTCTCGATTGGCCTCGGGGCGGGTGCGGCCTTGGCAGGGGCAGGGGCGGGCTTTGCGGGGCTGCTGGTGCGGTCCTGACGGTCTTGCTCGCCGTCCTCGTCCTCCTCGCCGACGATGCCGGCGATTGCGGCGGCGCTGTACCGGCGCAGGTAGGTGCAGATCGACCCGAGGGTCTGAACCGTGGCACGCTCGGGGAACGGCATGCTGACCGTCTCGGCGATGAACTCGCCGCTGGTGTGCATGACGGTCGTCTCGACCGACACCATGCCGTTGTCGGTGTTGATCGACTGGACGAGCGTCAGACCCTGAGCTGCAAACGGAACGCGGATTGCGTTCAGGATCGCGCCCAGGCTGGCGTAGCGGTTCTTGAAGTGCGGGTTGACGCTGTCAAGGTTGGGGTTCTTGATCTGGGTGTTGGCGATTGCCAATGACTTGGCGAGCGCCCCGATGGTTTGACTCGTACGCATGTGCATCCTCAATGTGTCGAACACCACGTTCGACGCGGGAACTGTATACAGTCCCTTATACGCTGTCAACGGGCTGCGTAAGAAATCGTGACAAAGGTTTCCGACTGCGACCCGTAACGCTTATGTGCGTTCAGCCACACGACTTGCGAGTCATCGACCATCACGACGCCGGTCAGACCGTCGAGCAGTGCGCGGCACAACTTGTCGATGTCAGGCTTGCCCGGGTGCAGCGGTGCCTTGTTGGTCAACGTTCCAGCCTTGCGCCAATGACTCTTTGGCCGCTCAAACACGAACTCGGCGCTTATGGTGCAGGCAGCCGCAGCCGGCGGCCCGATCCACGCTCGGCCAGCCTCATACGCGACGGCGGCCCGCCACGACTTCAGGCGCTTGCACTGGTCGAACATCACCGTCCGCCCGTTCCGCAGGCGTACCAAGCGCTTGCTCCCTTGCGGTGCTGCCATACCCGGCACGGTGAATTCGATCAGGCGTTCGCTCATAGGTCAGGAGTTTCTGCTTGAGCTCGTTGCACCCTCGCATGATGAGCGCCATCTCGTTTCGCAGGTAGATGATTTCATCGCGTGCCTCGGCCAAGATCGGGCTGACGAACGGCTGGACATCAATGCGGTCGATGATGTCCTCGTCAGTCTCTGGCATCACGTGTCCCTGTGCATGTATCGCAGTGTGTCCTGATGCTTGGTCATCAGATCCTGTAGCGCGATGCGGGCACGCATGTGCGATGCACGCAGATCCTCGATGCGTTGCTCGAGCAGGCTTGCCTGTAGCGTGCGCAAAGCCAAGGCAGTACGGCACTCTCGCACCAACGTGACACCGTCCAGGTCAGGCGCGTTTCCGGCGAGGTACGAATCAATCCGGCGCATCAGGTCGTCGTGCATCATCGTCCTCAATGATAGTGGTGCGCCAGATAGCGATTTGCATTGGTGCGCTAACGCGAACCTTGGTCGCCTTCGTGCTGCTTGGTCTGAACACGGCGACAACCTTGTCCTCAAGCGTCAGGATGGCGGACTCGCCGCCCTTCAGCGTCAGTACCACGGTGCCAAAGTCAGCCGGGATGCGTGTCTGCCTCAAGGTCATTTTGTCGCTCAGAACGGGATGTCGGTGTCGGGAATCGGACGGTGATTGGCCTGCTTGACCGGCGCTGCTGGAGCATCCTCGCGCTCACGGGGAACGCTAAACTTCAGCGACAGCATCTCGGTCCCCTTGCTCGTGGTCTTCGTCCAGGCGGCGATCTCCATGACCACCCCATTCACCATGCAGTTGCCGCGCCAATCAGGCTGGCGGTCGTGCTGCTTGCGGTTCTGGAACATCGCTCCGGTGTCAGGCTTCGGTTCGTAGCTCATGTGTGCTCCTTCTGGTTAGGGGTTTGACTCTCATACGCGGCGATACGCTCGCCGATCCATGCCATGCAATTGCAGGCCATCGAGTTCCCGAGTGCCTTGTACCTCGGCCCGTCTGGGCAGTCCTCGGCTGGCTTCTTCCGCCAGGGGATCAGCGTCCAGTTGCGCGGAAATCCCTGTAAAAACTCGCATTCGGTTGCCGTCAATCGTCTGACCTGCATGGCGTGCAATGCTGGTTGACCTTCACGATGCGCGGGTCGCCGTGCTTCTTGAAACGCTGATAGTGCTTCTCGCAGAAACCCAATCCCTTCACCAGCGAGCCACAGATCGCGCACGAACCTTTCCGTCTGTGCGCCTGGACGTGGCAGCTCCGACAAATACGCTCCAAGTTCTGTGGCGAGTTGTTGAGGTAGTTGCCATCCAAGTGATGGACATCCTTCGCCTTGGGCTTCCCGCACCGATTGCATGGCCCAAGTGGCACGATCTTCCTTGCGTGATATCGCGCAGTCGATGGGCCAACTACGGCTGAATGTCGCGCATCGAATGCCAAGGCCATGCAAACGCGCCCGCAATACTTCCTGCGGTTGAAGTGAATCAAGTATTCCAAGTCCCCACGCGGCAAACGCTTCCTCTCCAATTTGGTTCCGCAATGTTCGCAATGTCGCAACGGCGTTGGTTTCTTGTGTGCTGGCATGGAACGCATCATACCCTTGCTGCGGCAAGGTTTCGACATGAGCCACCGCTGGCGTTTGGCATCGCAGTAATTGCGCGGTGTTTTTCGGGTCAGGGCCACGGCTGTCGCCACCGGACTGCCAATCAAACGCCATAGTTTGCATGACCGTCGGCCCTGATGCGTTCACGCTGCTTCCCGGTGTTCCCATCGTGGCGGCGACGTCGCCCGTGATCGCGCCGTTGTAGCAGTCGGTGCCGATGGCAATCGCCGCATGGGCCGCGTTGTCCTTGGCGAGCGTGTGGCACGGGTCGCCAGGTACGCGGTTCTGACGATTCACCGGGGCGGTGATCTGGAACAGGTCGTATGGGACGGGCTGCGCGATCACCGGGTGATTCATCTCGTGGAACCCGCTCGCGCCCTGCGAAGCTCGCAGCGCGGCGACGGCATCATCCTGCTGCAAGCCGTCGCGGTCGTTCTGCCATCGGTAGGCGGTCGGCTGCAAGACCGCAAACATCCTTTCCTTGTCAGGCATCCGATCATCGCAGCCCTTGCGAGTCAGGGTTGCTGCGACCTGTTCTCCGTTCCAGTAGCAACCGCCTCGAGCGCCGCCTTCAGCATCGGCGGCAACTCCTTTCCCCTTCGCTCGGCGCGAGCGCAGATACCCCTGCAAGCCCTCGGCGAGAGCGAGTACTTCTCCGGCAGCGGCCCAGTCTCCAAGACATCCGACAACGAAGACACGTCGCCTGCGCTGCGGGACGGCTCTGGGCCATCGCCCCACTCGCAGGTATTGAGCGTCAAGCACCCGATAGGCCCACCCATACCCGAGTTGCCCCAACGCCCCGAGGAAGGTTCCAAAGTCCCGTCCTCCGTTGCTCGACAGAACACCGGGGACATTTTCCCACACGAGCCATCGTGGGCGCAGGCGATCAGCGATCGCCAGGTAGGTAAGCATGAGGTTTCCGCGAGGGTCGGCGAGTCCCTGTCGCAGTCCGGCAACGCTGAAGCTTTGACAAGGGGTTCCCCCCACAAGGACATCAATGGTTCCTCGTTCAATTGGCCACTCCTCAAACTTGGTCATGTCCCCGTAGTTAGGGACGTTTGGAAATCTGTGCGCAAGTACCGCCGCAGGAAACGGCTCAATCTCGCTGAACCCAACAGGCTCCCATCCGAGATGATGCCACGCTACGCTCGCGGCCTCAATGCCGCTGCACACACTCAAGTATCGCATCGTGCGTACTCCCGTGCGGCCTTGGCCGCGTAGCCGTCCGTGGCTCTCCGGCGCTTCCCTGTTGCGCCACGTGGCCCTCCGTTGTGGATCCTCGACACCGTGTCAATCGACCAGTCCGGTGCGTAGCGCGAGAGGTAGGCGATGACAACGCGCTTGGCGTATTCGGGGTCGGTGACATCGGTGTACGGGCGCGAACGAAGCGACTTGTCGTACTCGCAGGCGTCCTTCCAGTACACCTCCCAAATCTGGAAACGACCGAGCGCCTTCCCGTTGTCGCCGACGGCACGGTCCGGCTGACGCTCGCCGCTAGTCTCAACGGCTGCGATGGCGGTCAGGATGCGGTTCACGTCTGTTCCGGCAGGCGGCGGCACGACCAGCGCGGCAGCAATGATGGCGATTATCATTCCCGGCTCCTCGGCTGTTCGCGCATCAGTTCTTTCTCGCACCCGTGCGCGTCAAACGCAGCCGTGATGCCGGCAGGCAGGTCAGGCATGTGCATCTGATGCCCGTTGACGAGGACGCCCTCAAGCGTCCATGTCCACAGCTTCCACGCCGTGGACGGGTACGAGTTGCCGTGCTGGTCAAAGTCCTCGTACGACTCCTCGCTCCAGTGCGCGGTGATGATGCCGACGACGTGGTTTTCCTGCGCGAACTCGATGGCCTTGACGTTGTCGTCATCCAGCCAATCCAGATCAATGTCGATGGTGTGCTCTGTGGTCATGCGATTCTCCAAACCCGCACGAGGCGGCGGTGAGTACTGACACGGGCTGACTGGCGAACGTCGCCAGTCCAGACGAATCCATCGCGGAACACGCTGCCAGCGGCATTGCCAAGGTCAGCGTAGTTCATCCCGGCTGCGGACATAAGCGCCGCCACGTCATCGGCGGTCACGGTGCCATGCCGTGCTGCGTGCTCGTGCGCCAGCAGGCGGGCCTGCGTCAGCAGGAGCTCACGGGACTGCGCGGCCAGCGACATGCCGGCATCACGCCGACTTGCTGCCTCAACAATGTCGAACAGGGGTAGGCCGTGCATCACAGTCCTCTCTCCATCATCGCGAGGATCTTTGCACGCTTGATCCTTGCGCTCTCCTCAAAGCGAGCTATTGCATTGATCGCTGCTTGTTCGCTTGCGTAGCCGTTGCCGTTATTGATCGGCCCATTGAATCCAGCGTTACCGCGTGTGATATACCAGCGCGTGTGAGTCCCAAAGTTCGCAGGGGCGACGCGCACGCCTTCGGAAAACAGAGCGTTTTCAATGATTTTTGCAATCCCGTGCATCACAGTCCCCCTTCGGCGTCGGAGTGGATCATGCCGGTTGAATCCATCGCCCCTCCGTAGTCGGGCTCGGTCTCGTCGATGGCCTCGGCGGCGACGGCTTCGCGGTACTTGGCGACGGCGGCCTTGACCGCTTCGCGTCGGCTGAACCCGACGGCCCACACGGACTGCGAGATTTCGGCAATCCAGTTGGGCTTGCCGTCCGCCTTGCAGGTCAACACAGAACGAATACCAGCGTCACGCTCAGCGCTGGTCACATCAAGAAACTTGAACGGTGAGTGGTGCATGTCATCCTCTTTCTGCCGCGTCATGCGGCGTTGGTGGTCTTGCGGTACCAAGGAATCGCCTTGCTGACGGCTTCGCTGCGGGTGTTCGCAAACTGCCAGCCGGCATAACCCTCCGCGCCCCATCGCCATCCCAGGCGTGGGCTGTAGATCCTGATGATGGCCACAATGTCGGACTTGCGTTCGGCATCGGTCACAGTGAAGCACTTGATGGTTGGTGTGAAGTTCTGCATGTCATCCTCTTTCTGCCACGTCATGCGGCTCGGTGGACTATACAGCCCTGTATATCGTGCGTCAAGTGGGTCAACATGAGCATTTGCCAATTTTTTTGGTTGTAGCCGTTTGCATTATTCGGGTCCGTAATCTGATGTCGTGCCTGATCGTGACCTGCGCACAGTTCCACGCATCGCACGCGAACTTGCAAACAAAGCTTCGCGTCGGCATACGCATGATGCATCGGACATCACGGGGAAGATCGGTGTCGATCTACTTCCTGTTGGAACGATAAACACCACGGTGTGTGCCGGCGACGATGCACGACTGAGCGATTCCAGGCGTCCCGATGCGCACACGCACGGCATTGGTGAGCTGACACAGTCAGGCGCAACCAGCGGTCAGGTCATCGCTTGGGATGGATCAGTATGGGCCGCGACGACCCCGACGGCGGCAGCCATCACAAATGCCACGGCAGCTCTGGCATCGGACGTTGCCTTGAGCGTCAGCAATCAGTGGTACGACGGACCGAGCATTTCCCTGTCGGCTGGGACATGGTTGGTTATGGCGCACGCGACACACAACAGAGCAGCAACGACTGCTGCCACGCGATTCCTGCGCATCACGAACAAGACCACGCATTACGCCAGTACCTCGGAATACCACCCGAGTGTGAACCCGAATAGCGCCAACCTATTCGTCGCAGCCACAATCGTGCTGGCATCAACGACAACGATCTATATCCAAGCAGCCACTAGCGTTGGGTCCAGCGCCGAACTGCTCAAGGCAGCAACTGTTACGCTTGGCAGCGGCAACAACGCCACACAAATCAACGCGATCAAACTGGCATGAGCGCGACCATCGTCCAGCATCAGCCCGGTTCGTTTACCGTGGAGATGAACGGTGATTCGTTGAGTGCGGGATGGGAGCAGTACTTCTTGCTGGTATCCGATGCCCACATCGACAACGCGCACGCCGACCGCAGCATGTTCGAGAAGCACATGCGGCAGTGCCGCGAGCGTGGTGCATACTGGATGTCTAATGGTGACTTCCTGTGTTTGATGCAGGGGAAGTGGGATCCGCGTAGCGACACAAGCGCCTGCCGGCCAGAGCATCAGCACGGCAAGTACCTCGACACCGTGATCCGAACGACAGCCGATTACATCGCTCCGCACGCCGACATGGCGATGATCTTTGCGCCAGGCAATCACGAAACTGCCGTGAAGCGCCGTCACGAAACGGACATGAACGAGCGTTTGGTTGAGGCAACCAAGGTTCGCAACGCACAATGCCAAGCACACGCCGGCAGCTACGCGAACTGGGTGCGATTCCTTGTGCGGCAGAAGGACCGTCGCCAGGTCGTAGGCAACAGCATTGTCATGTACATGCACCACGGGTACGGTGGCGGCGGACCCGTGACCCGAGGCACGATCCAGACCGCACGCATGGCGGTGTACCTGCCCGATGCCGACATCATCTGGACAGGCCACACGCACGACGAGTGGATTATGCCCATTCAGCGGGCGCGTCTGTCCCTGCACGGGCGACCCTACCTCGACCGAGTCATGCACGTTCGCAGCCCCGGCTACAAGGACGAGTTCAGCGAGCAGAACGGATGGGCTGTCGAGAAGGGCATGCCGCCGAAGCCCAAGGGTGCGCTCTGGCTTCGGTTCTACATGGATCATGCTCGGGTCAACGGAACCCCAGCGCGTAGACTTCGCTACGAAGTGCGCGAGGCGCAGTAACTGACCGTTTCAGAAGGACAGATAGGAGCAACATGCCGACACCATCCAAGGGCAAACGATTCGCGAAGACCGTTCGCAACCCGGAAACCGGACGCACCCGCACTGTGAGCTACGGTCAGGCCGGCAAGGCCAAGGGCGGCGGCGACCGCATCAAGCCTGGCACCGCCAAGGGTGACGCATACTGCGCACGCTCGTTCGCGCAGATGAAGCAGCACCCCAAGGCGGCACGAGATCCGAACAGCCCGCTCCGGCTCTCGCGTGCTAAGTGGAAGTGCAGCGGCAAGACATCGAGGAAGTGAACATGGCAAAGAAAGCAGCAAAGCGCGGCCTGTACGCGAACATCAACGCACGACGGGCAGCCGGCACCAGCCGACCCAAGTCAAAGTCCACCGTCAGCCCCAGCGCGTACAAGGCGATGAAGCGCGGATTCAAGTGATCTGCCATGCGTGTGCGCCTGGGCCAACGGTACTGGGTGTTCCGCTTCGTGAATCACCTCGTCAATTACGGCGAGGTTGAGCACGGCGATAGTGCAGACACGCGCATCATTCGCATTCGACGCGGTCAGTCCGAGCAGGAAATGCTCGACACGATTATCCACGAGGCTCTTCACGCCGCGAGGCCGGAACTAGACGAGGATGCCGTCGCTTCGACCGCCAACGACCTGAGCCGCCTGCTGTGGAAACTGGGGTACCGGCTCACGGACCCCAAATGACCTCGGAGTTGCGCCGGTAGTTGCTGACGGTTGGACGTGCTGCCGGGCGCACGAGGTGCTTGTCGTTGAACATCAGGTAGTTGTTCGGGAGCAGCGCGAACTGGCCGCCGTTCAGGTGCACCATGTTCAGCGGCTTGTGCTCGTCGGGGTACCTGCTGAACCCGTCCCGCCAGTCGATGATGATTCCGGTGTGACGACCGTGCAATGCCACTCCTTGAATTGACGAGCAAACTAGTCCCTCTAGGTAGTGACAATGCCAGGCCTCAATGTCCTCGCCCATCGCGCCCCACGGCTGCAACGTCAGCGGCTGCTCCATGAACGTGTACCCGGTGCTCATCAGATGCCACAGCATCCCAGACCAGTGCGCTCCGCTCTCGAGCAGGACGTGTCCCATGATGGCCTGCCCGGGCCGGCAGTAGATGCCGTGCAGGATGCCGCGAGTCGTGCCGGCTGGCATCTCTGGACCGAGCGCGACATTGTTCACATTGACATAGATGTGGTACGGCAGGTTGCAGTGACGCATGGCGGTAGGATAGGGGCGCGGTGACGTCGGATTCGACTGCCGACATGGGTGCTGCCTGAAGGCCGCGAGGTACGCCGCAGCGCCGGAACATTGGGGTAACGAACCTGCCGCCGGGGACAGACGCTCAGGCGTTGTGTCCCATTGCGCTACAGATGTCCAAATGTGTAGTGCATTTGCTCCAGCATCCGATGAAATGACACGCTAGACTGTGACCCCAGAGCGAGTGCAAACGCTCAACAACCCAACCTGGGGGGCAGCGGGTCAGCTCGCACTCGCTCCCCGCTGTCTCCTCAGGATTTCATTTGTCCGCTACATGGCGGACGGAAGGCAGAATCATGCATTGGTTTCCCCTGTACACGAAGGAATGGGCCGCGTCGGTCGGCCACATGTCGGCTGCCCAGCGCGGGATCTACATCAGCCTGCTGGTGTTCCAGTGGGACAACGGCAGCGTGCCAGACTGCATGGAGCAATGCGCACGCATTGCAGGCGCAATGCAGATGCAGGAAGGTGACTGGCTGATAATCCGAGACAAGTTCAAGCGCAGCGACGAGGACGGTCGGCTCCGAAACGCCAAGTTAGAGAGCGTCCGTAGCACGCAAGTCGAGAAGGCAGAAGCAGTTAGCAACAACGCGAAGCGTGCTGCGGCAGCCCGATACAAGCGCCCAGAACCATGCGCACGCACTGCGCCCGCAATGCCGACGCAATGCGCGAGCAATGCGCGAGCATTGCCCACGCAATGCCATTCAGAGTCAGAATCAGAATCAGAGTCAAAGAGAATCAAAACCCCCCCTACCCCCCTTGCTCGTGACGCGATGAAGCGTTTGCTCATGCGCGAGCCAGCCTGGCGTACACGGGTCGAACGGGCGGGGGCGGGGGACTGGTATGTCAAGGGGGAGGACGGACAGCAGAGGGCCGTCACCGAGGACGAGGTCATCGCCGACGGGATCGCCGTGATGACCGCCAAGGTCGAGCAGGAGCGCGAGCTCACGCTCGCCAAACTGCGAACCAACGGCCTCGCTGATGGCGAGGCCGAGGCCATGTACCGACGATGGCTCGCCGAATACCTCGAAGGCGGTCAATCCCCAGCGACAGTCGTGCGCAACGATCTCGCCGACAAGAGCGTCCGGAACATCGCAGCCGTGTGGAGGGCACGACTCGCCGCCCCGTACAATCCCGGTCATGGCACGCAAGCGCAAGTCATCGGGGAAGCAGGTGCTGCTGGCGGGCCTAGATGACTGCATCCTCGGCGTGCACTACCCCCGCGCCGGCGAGGCAGGGCCGCCCGTGGTCGTCTACAGCGCGGACATGATCGCAGCACGCCTACGCGACGATCAGGGCATGACCCAGGTTGAAGCACGGTGCTTCGTCACCGACGAGATCGAGGCACGGTGGATGGGGCCGGGCACACCGCGGTTGGTTTGGGCTGCGACTATCCAAGATTTCGGCATAAACAGCACCAAGGACTGATATAATCACGCCATGATCGTACGAAGCTTCGATGACTGGAAGGCCGCCGTGCGCGAGCACATGGCACAGACCGGACAGATCACCAACGCGCTGGCTGTTCGCATGGACGCCGAGGACCGCATGGCGGCACACAACGTGCGGTGCCTACTTTCTGACGCCCCCAAGATCAGGCGCAAGGGATGCAACCTCGCCAGCGCAATCGCCATCGCCGAATCCGTTGGACTGGAAATCCATCTTTCATATAAGAATGAAACCTGATGCCAAGCAAATCACCCGCACAGAAGCGCCTGATGCAGGCGGCAGCGCACTCCCGGTCGTTCGCAAAGAAGGTCGGCGTCCCTATGAGCGTCGCAAAGGAGTTCGTCAGGGCGGACAAGGCGAAGGCAGCCAAGCGCCGCGCCCGATAGGCCGACCGCCAGAGCCCGTCCCGCAAGACCTAGCCGACGAACTCGTCGCATGGTTGGCCGCTGGCAAGCCGCTGCGGGAATGGTGCAGACTTGAAGGCAAGCCTCATTTCACCGTGGTCTACGACTGGAGGGCCAAGGATCCAGCGTTTGACCTACGCATCGCGCAGGCGCGTGAGGACGGGCACGACGTGATTGCCGACGAGTGCAAGGAACTGGCCGACACTAAGCCTGCCGATCAGGTCGAGGTGGCATGGCGTCGCCTCCAGGTCGAGACGCGGCTCAAGCTCCTCGCCAAGTGGAACCCCAAGAAGTACGGCGACAAGGTTGGGGTTGACCATGCCGGCGGCGTGAACCTGACCGTCATCACGGGCGTGCCAAGTGCCGATAAGTCTTGACTACAACCCGCGCCAGTGGCAGCGTGAGTGCCATCTCAAGCGCAAGCGGTTCACCGTGCTCGCCCTGCACCGCCGTGCCGGCAAGACGGAACTTGCCATCATGGAGCTTTTGGACAAGGCTCTGAAATGCAAGCAGCCGCTCGGGTTCTACGTGTACATCGCTCCGTTCCTGCGCCAGGCCAAGGCCATCGCTTGGGCGCGTCTCAAGGACAAACTGCGCCCCATGCGCACGACCGGGGCCATCGACATCAACGAAGTGGATCTGGCCGTCGTGTTCAAACACAACGGCGCCACTATCCGCCTGTTCGGCGGCGACAACCCCGACGCCCTGCGCGGCGTCCGTCTAGACGGCTGCGTGATTGACGAGGTCGCGCAAATCAAGCCCGAGGTCTGGACCGACATCGTTCAGCCTGCCCTGTCCGACCGCAAGGGCTGGGCGATGTTCATTGGCACGCCGTCTGGCATCAACCTGTTCAGCGAGCTGTTCTACCGCTCCAACGGCCTCGAGGACTGGTGGTCTGCCCTCTATACCGTCGATGATACGGACGCCATCGACCGTGACGAGGTCAAGCGCCTGCGCCGCGACATGCCCGAAACGGCGTTCGCTCGTGAGTACCTGTGTGACTTCAGCGCCGCCGGCGACGACCAGCTCATTACCCTGTCCGACGCTGAGTCAGCGGCACGGCGCAAGTACCCCGACGGCGACATCGTGGACGCTCCGCTGGTCGTTGGCGTTGACCCTGCCCGGTTCGGTGACGACCGCAGCGTGATCGTGCTGCGCCAAGGGCTCGTCGTGTTCGAGCCGCAGGTCTACCGTGGGATCGACAACATGGGCCTGGCTGGCCGTGTCGCCAACGTCATCGAGGAGCGCGATCCGGACGGCGTGTTCATCGACGTCGGCGGCGGGGCGGGCGTGATCGACCGGCTGCGCCAGTTGGGCTACGGGATCGTCGAGATCAACTTCGGCGGCAAGGCCAACAACCCCGGCCTGTTCGTCAACAAGCGCACCGAGATGTGGTGGACGATGCGGGAGTGGATGGAGCAGGGCGGCTCGATTCCCAACGACCCGTACCTGAAGGCCGAACTCGCCACCCCCACGTATTCGTACGACTCCAACGGCAGGCGCGTGCTCGAATCCAAGGACGACATCAAGCGCCGGCTACAGGGAGGGGCCAGCCCGGACATCGCCGACGCGCTGGCTCTGACGTTCGCGTTCCCCGTCGGCAAGCAGCTCCCACGCGAGGTGCGCGACCGGATCGACACTCGACCAGGCGACTACGACCCATACGAGGGCATGCAATGATCCGACCAGCAACCCGCGATGACGTTCCTGCGCTGCTGACGATGGGCAGGCAGTTCATCCAGTACAGCGAGTACAGGTCGATCAACGACCATCTGACCGACGAGCAACTAGCGAACGGTATAAGCGCGGTCATCGACTGTGGAGTTTCGTTTGTTGCGCTCAACGGCGAGCAAATCATCGGCGTCATGCTTGGCGTGGTCGGCCCGCTCTGGTTTGCTCCGCACATGCAGACTGCTGTGGAGCTCGCGTGGTGGGTGGATCCTGCGCATCGTGGCATGGCTGGCATCAGGCTCATGCAGGCGTTTGAGCGCGAGGCCAAGCAACGCGGTTTGAAGTACGTGGCGATGAGCGATCTGGTGATGAATGGGCGAGATGAGACACCTGCCGCAAGAATCCTCGGCATCATGGGTTACACTCTGACCGAGCGGATGCATTCCAAGGAGATTTGACATGGCTTTATTCACGGCAATCGGTACGGCTCTCGGTGCTTCGGCAGCAGCAGCAGCAGCGACTGGCGCGGCTGTCGCAGGAGCAGCAGCAGCAGCTGGCGGTTTGGGTTATTCGATGTATGCCGGCGAACGTGCCGACAAGGCTCAGAAGCAGGCGCTCGGCGAGCAACGGCAGGCCCAGCAGCAGGCCGCAGCACAGGCAGCATCGCAGCAGCGCCGCAGTGCGCAGGCGATGGCAGCAGCCAACCGCCGGCAGCCCAACATGGGCGAGATCATGGCTGGCGCAGCTGAAGGCGCAGGTGGCGGACCGACCAGCACCATGCTGACTGGACCGACTGGCGTCAACCCGCAGGATCTGGCGCTTGGTCGCAGTTCACTCCTCGGAGGGTAATCGTGAGCGAATACACCAGCGACGCGCAGTCCTATCCAAGCGCACCGACACGCGACAAGCTGTTCACGCGATGGGGGCAGCTCAAGTCTGAGCGGGCGTCGTGGCTTTCGCACTGGCAGGAGATCACGACCTACCTGCTCCCGCGCAACGGGCGCTACTTCCGCCAAGACCGCGACAAGGGCTGGCGCCGGCACAACAACATCTACGACAACACAGGCACCCGCGCACTGCGCACGCTCGGTGCCGGCATGATGGCTGGCGCGACCAGCCCGGCACGGCAGTGGTTCAGGCTGGCAACCGCCGACCCGGAACTAAACTCGTACCAGCCCGTCAAGTTGTGGCTGGACGACGTAACGCGCCGCATGCAGTTGGTGTTTCAGAAGTCGAACACCTACCGCGCCCTGCACACGATGTACGAGGAACTCGGCGCGTTCGGTACGGCCACGAGCATCGTGCTGCCCGACTTCAAGAACGTCATCCACCACTACCCCGTCACGACTGGCGAGTTTTGCATTGCCACCGACGCGCAGGGCCGCGTTGACACGCTGTACCGCGAGTTCGAGATGACGGTCGCCGCGATGGTCAAGGAGTTCGGCTACAAGAACTGCTCCACGACCGTGCGCAACATGTACGACCGTGGCACGCTCGACCAGTGGATTCCGGTCATCCACGCCATCGAACCGCGATCCGACCGCGACCACAAGAAGCGCGACAACAAGAACATGCCGTGGGGTTCGTGGTACTTCGAGGTCGGCGGCGAGGACGGCGTGTTCCTGCGAGAGAGCGGGTTCGAGCAGTTCCCTGCGCTCGTCCCGCGCTGGGCCACCGCCGGCGGCGACATCTACGGAAACAGCCCCGGCATGGAGTCGCTTGGCGACATCAAGCAGCTACAGCACGAGCAGTTGCGCAAGGCCCAAGCCATCGACTACCAGACCAAGCCGCCGCTCCAGGTGCCCGTGTCGATGAAGAACCGCGACGTCGAGACGCTGCCCGGTGGCATCTCGTTCGTGGACGGCGCGTCAGCCGGCATCAAGACGGCGTTTGAGGTCAACCTCAACCTCCAATACCTGCTCAACGACATTCAGGACTGCCGCGAGCGTGTTCGTGGTGCGTTCTATGCCGACATGTTCCTGATGCTGGCGGGCCAGCCGAACACCCGCATGACGGCCACAGAAGTCGCCGAGCGCCACGAGGAGAAGTTGCTCATGCTCGGGCCCGTGCTCGAGCGCCTGCACAACGAACTGCTCGACCCGCTGGTGGACATCACGTTCACGCGCATGTTGCAGGGCGGCATCATCCCGCCGGCACCCGAGGAGTTGCAGGGCATGGACCTGAACGTCGAGTTCGTCAGCATGCTCGCCCAGGCACAGCGTGCCATCGGCACGAACTCGGTCGACCGCTTCGTCGGCAACCTCGGCCAGATCGCCACGATGAAGCCGGACATCCTCGACAAGTTCGACAGCGACCAGTGGGCCGACATCTACGCAGACATGCTTGGCGTGGACCCGTCGCTCATCATCGCCGACAAGGAGGTCGCGGCCATCCGCACCGCCCGCAACCAGGCGATGGCGGCCAAGGAGCAGTCAGCGGCATTGCAACAGTCGTCGCAGACCGTCAAGAACATGGCGCAGGCTCCGACTGGGCAACAGAACGCATTGACCGACGTGATGAACATGTTCAGCGGATACACCAGCCCATCGGCGCTGGAAGTTTGAAAGGACCACCATGCCATACCTGAAGCAAGGCAACAATTTCCTGTACGACAGCACGACCAACGACATCATCGGCATCAAGGACGCGGACGGCGGCGAGATGTATTTCTCGATCATGCGGAACGAGCCGACTTACGCTACTACAACCACAGCTGTGTCAATCGTCGCTCCTGCCGCGACTTTCACCACGCTGACCTACGAGGACAGCAGCGGCAGCGTGCGTTTGGTGAGCGCCGGCATCCATAGCCTCACGAACGCAGTCGCGCAGAACAAGCTCGTCCGCGTCACCTGGGCTGGCGGTACTGGCGTCAACGGCCTGTACACCGTCACCGATGTCAGCGCGGCCACTACGAAGATCACCATCAACTACCCGTACGCTGCCGGTCTCGGCACTCCAACCGTGACGGTTGTCGGTAACGACATTACTCTTGCTTCGGTGACCATTCCGGCGAACGCGATCAAGCTCGGCATGGAACTTGAGATTGACGCGCTGTTTGCGATGACGGGAAGCGCCAACAACAAGATCTTCAAGGTCAACATCGGCGATGCTGGATGGTATTCGCAGACTGTTGCCGCATCGAACGTGAGCCTGTCCGTTGATAAGCAGGCGTGGGCGAACAGCGCCACGACCCTAGTTTCAAACGCTCTTGCGGCACCCGGACACGGTGCGTCAACTGGCGCAAACGTCACCATGACCCCGACTGGCGGATTCGGCATCGCGCAGACGTTCGCCATCACCGGGCAGATTGCGACCGCCAACGAGTTCATCACGCTCGAGGCGTGGAATCTCAAGATCACCAGCACGTGACGGTGCCCGTAGGAAATCAGTAACTCCATAAAGTTCCGCCGTGAGCAATTACGACCCACTTGATATCCGTGGACAAGAGCGCAGCAAGGCCGAGCGCGACCAGCGCGAACGCCTTGAACGCGAGAACGAGGCCGCCGACGTCAAGTGGCTGATGAACAACAAGCGTGGCCGGCGCATGGTGTGGCGGTTGCTGGACAGGGCCGGAGTGTTCCGGTCATCGTTCGCCACCAACAGCATGACAATGGCCTTCTCTGAAGGTAACCGTAACTACGGCCTACAGTTACTTGGTATTATCCATGCCGTATGCCCGGAACTTTATCCGGTCATGTTGAAGGAACACACGAATGAACGAACCAACGACGATGCTGGCGACCCCAACCAGTGAGGCGCCCACATCATCGAATGCCAGCAACACCTCCGCGACGGCAGAGAAGTTGTATGGCGAGCAGAAGGCGTCTGCACCTCAGACTGCGCCCGCCGATACGGCCAAGGCGCAGGACGCCCCTGTGACCGGACAGGCAGAGAAGGCCGCCGAGGCACCCGCCGACGCCAAGCCGACTGCGCCTGAGAAGTACGAATTCAAGGCTCCTGAAGGTCAGGAGTTTGACGGTGACACCATCACCGCGTACTCGGAGGTCGCACGGGAGCTTCAACTGAGTCAGGACGCTGCGCAGAAGCTGCTTGACGTCATGGGCCCGAAGATGGCCGAACGTCAAATGGCTCAGATTCAGGCCGTTCAGGGCGCTTGGATGGAGGCATCCAAGCAGGACAAGGAATTCGGCGGCCCCGCGCTTGCCGAGAATCTGTCCGTTGCCAAGAAGGCGCTGGATGCGTTCGGAACCGCCGAACTCCGCACACTGCTCAACGAGTCTGGGCTGGGGAATCACCCGGAGATCGTCCGGTTGTTCTTCCGCGCAGGCAAGGCAATCAGTGAGGATCGTGTCGTGACGGGCTCGACCGGGCAGGCCAAGGCCGGCCCCAAGTCGTTCTCCGATCTGGCCGATGTTCTGTACTCGTAACTAACTCCAACAAAGGAACCACACAATGGCAACTCTCTCTACGTCGAATCTGACGCTGGCCGACTGGGCCAAGCGCACCGATCCGGATGGCCGCGTCCCGGTCATCGCGGAACTCCTCTCGCAGTCGAACGAAATCCTTGAGGACTGCGTCTTCAAGGAAGGCAACCTCCCCACGGGCGAGCGCGTCGTCATCCGCACCGGGCTTCCCTCGGTGTACTGGCGTGCACTCAACCAGGGCATCCCGAACAGCAAGAGCACGACCGCTCAGGTCGATGAGGCTTGCGGCATTCTGGAAGCCCGCAGCGAGGTCGACAAGGATCTGGCGATGCTGAACGGCAACACCGCGCAGTTCCGTCTGTCCGAGGACGTGGCCTTCCTTGAGGCCATGAACCAGACCCAGGCGACCACGATGTTCTATGGCAACCCCTCCACCGATCCGAAGCAGTTTCTCGGCCTGGCGCCGCGTTACTCGTCGTTGTCCGGATCAAACAATGCGCAGAACGTAATCACCGCCGGTGGCAGCGGTTCAGACAACACGTCGATTTACCTCGTCGTGTGGGGTGACCAGACCGTGTACTGCCCCTTCCCCAAGGGCAGCAGCGCCGGCCTGATCCACGAAGACCTCGGCGAGCAGACCGTCTACAACAGCGATGGCACCCGTCTTCAGGCTTACGCCACTCGCTACCAGTGGAAGAACGGTCTGGTGGTCAAGGACTGGCGCTATGTGGTCCGCATCTGCAACATCGACATCAGTGACCTGATGGCGCAGGCCACCACGCAGCTTCCCTCTGCTGCGACCGCGATCATCAAGCTGATGAGCCGCGCCCTGTACCGCATCCCCAACATGGGCATGGGTCGGGCCGCGTTCTACATGAACCGCACCGTCCACAGCGGCCTTGCCATCGCTGCGCTCGACAAGAGCCAGTACGTGCTCAAGGTCAACGAAGGTCTGTCGCAGTTCGGTCAGCCCTACAGCTGGCTCTCGTTCCA